TGTGTCACCGACTGACAGTTTAAATGCTGATATGGTGCAAGGCATAGTCATTGTGATCTGCTGCCGGTTGCGGAATAGGGCAATCTTGGCCAGACGCTGTGCCATAGCCGGATCAGTTGTGAATGGCAGATCGTAATCTAAAAACTTGGTGTCGCCACCATCTTCCGTGACAAATGTGCTAGAAACATATGCAGGATAATCTGTCGGCACATAAAATTTGCCATCTGGATTTGCTGAAAATGGTGCAAATACACCTTTCACTGCATTGTAGTTGTCGCGTGCGCTGCGCCGCGTTTGCAGGGATATAGCCCCGCGCAAATCATCTTCATCAAGCGTAATTGTTGGCGCAACATATTTGGCGACCTTCAAATGGAATTTTCCGTTTGCAAAATGAATGGTGCCGCCACAGGCAGTCAAAAGCTGCTCAAGCACCTGTTTCGGGCTTTGATTAGTGTTAAAGGTGCCGTGAACCTCATATCTGTTCTGTGTGCCGCCACCGGCCAACGTCACTTGCTCATCACATATATTAGCCGCCGTAATAAAGCTGGCGTCATCAATTTCTGACGCATCTGCGCCAAATCCATATGTGCTATCTGTCAGATAGTCGCGGATCGCCAGTGCCGGATTTGATGAAAATGCAGTGGTGTCATCACGCGGGTCAAATAGTTTTTTGCCCTGCACCAAAACTGACAAATTTGGCACGCCAGTAGGGTAAGCATCGCGGTCATATTCCAGCTTCATATAGCAACACGCTATGCCCTGCAAACGGTGATTGCTTGTCCATTTGTTAGACGCTGACGCTAATTCGCTGAATGCTGTCTGTGTTGTTGTGCCTTTTCTTGTGGCAAGTTGAAATTTGCCCTGATACGGGCTTGTGGTTGTGCCAACTAAGGTTTCGCTATCGCTAATCGACAATCGCACGTCATTCAAATAGAAAATATTGTAATCATCAATTTCGTGTGAAGCCACAGCCAAAACAATATGCAGAAATTTATCATCTTCGGTGCTGTCGATGAAAACAATAGTGCCGCCAACGCGCACAAGCCCATAAATAACATTGCGGGGCTGTGTTGGCTGTTTGATGTTTTGCGTTCTTCTCAAACCGTTCGATTGAAAATCACCCAATGAATAGCTTGGGATCTCCGGTTTAGGTGCTAATGCTTGACTGGCAACATTCAGTGCGGCTGTAGCCGCCGCAGAAACACCAAATGCTTGTAATGCAGTCAGCCCCAGTATTGTGCCGCCTGTTGCATAGGTCAGGCCAACTGTCACCGCCGCAGTAACTAACGTGGTTGGGTTCGTTATTGCTTTTACGAAACTTTTAAAAAAGCCCATCTAACTGCCCCAAGTGATCTGTTTGTCTTGCAAACTGGCTACCATTTCTAAACCTTTATCGCTTGGGTAGTCAATTTTCTGATCTTCGCTTGTAAAACGTCTAGTGCGGCTGCGATCCAAATCGATCAATCTGCTTTCTGCACTGACGTTGATATTGGCTGTTGCACCAGCATCTTCGATGGTCATCACATCCATACGACCGCTGAACATCGTATATGGTGTGTCTATGATCGCACCGCTGTCATTCAAAAAGCCAAAAAACACCTTTAACGATCTGCCTTGATAGTTTTCTGACAACGCGGCAGATACCAAACTACTGTCTAAACCAGATAATGTGATATTCACGCCATTAGCTTGCACTTGGCTTGTCTCTGCAATCTCACTTAAATTAAGATAGCTGGCAGATCCAACGTATGTTTCACTATCAATTGTGATGTCACCGTAGCCATTCCAGACCGTGACAAGACCGCCATCGAAATCCATACGCACAGCAAAAAACGGCTGAACCTCGCCAGCCGCCAATTCAGCTTCAAAGTTAGTGCCAATCGATCTAGCCATTTATAACGCCTCAACTGCACCGAATGCCATTGAATAGAAACCGGCTGTGTCAATATTCCAGTTGTGTGTCGGTGTTGATAGCCGGAAAACACCTTTTGCATCAGTCACGACAACCGTTGCCCCATCAGCCGGTGATGACCGCAGATCTGGCCATATGGTTAATGTCGCTTCGCCAGATGCGTTGCTGTTTACATCGTCAAGCACTTTGTAAAGCTGTGCGGTGCCGCTACTGCCTAGCTGGATATAGTCACCCGCCAGCAGATAGCCTGTGGCAGACGCTGGCAGACCGTCTATAGCCAGTTCATCACCTGTCTGGCTTGCACCGTTCACAACTGGTGTGCCAGGTGTTGACGCTGCACTGCCACGCGGTGTGGCTGCATTTGGGTCACCAAGCAGAAACGTACCAAAGCCGCCATACTGCTTCATAAAGAACGTGATCCATTCTTCGGCGTCTGCGCGTTTCATTAGTGGCAAATTGATGTCAGCTTCCCAGCGTTGACCTTGGTGCCGGTAAACCGTCAGCTTATAGTTATATGGTGATGTCGTGATGCCAACAGTATTGACTGCGGTCAGGCTGACTGTTGCCACATTGGTGTTTGTCGGCATTGATAGTGGGTAGGTGATTGCCATAATTAACCCCCAAACGCCGCGCTGAACGACCCACCGCGCCGCTTGGCATCCAAAACCGCACCTTTAGCCGCCTGTGCGATCTGCGGTAACATATTGGTCATTTCTGCACGCACTGTCTGCTGAACGCCGGTTGACAAGTTGATGGTTTGGTTGACAACGACACCGCCGCCAATCTGGTTGTTTGGCACGATGCTGCCAGACTGGTTCGGCACAAACAATTCGCGGCCACGTTCGCCGACAATATAAGGCGTGTTTTTATTGACCTGACCGCCCATTGCGCGTGGTGCAGGGTAATACACACCAGCAGTGCCAGCCCCGCCGCTGATGCCGCCGCCGCCGCCAAACATACCGCCAAACACACCACCAAGCGCACCAGCTAAAACGCCGGTCACTTGTTGCTGTATTGCCATTCTGATCATATCGCTGATGATGCTTGCAGCCATAGATTTAAACGCATCTTTGACCGATGTTGTGCCTTGTATGACGCCTAGCAAACTATCTTCAAGCCGGTTAAGACCTTGCACAGCCATATTGTCTAGCTGTTGCGTTGTGTTGCGTGCTGCTTGTGCATATTGCTGCAAACCAGTTTTGGATTTGTTGACAGTAAATGAAACGCCGGTTGCGCTTGCTTGCACCCGCTGGAAACCGTTTGCCATATTTTGTATCGGCTTATTTGCTTGTTGAATTGTAACGCTTGCCGCTTTGATATTGCCGTTGACATCCATCACAGCCTTGCCAGCGTTTTCCATATTGAACACGATGCGATCAATATCTTTTTCTAACGCTTCGCCAAATGTAAATTTGGTCATTTCGACATTTACAGTTTTGGCCAAATCAACAATGCTATTGAGGAAACCACGCAGTTTGCCTATTGCCGCGCTGATTGCCTTTAATAGATTGACGATGATAAATTCAGACACTTTGGCCAATACAGGCAAAAATGTTGCGGTGATCTGATTGCCGATAGATTTTAAAACTTGACCTAATTTGTCAAAATTATCATTTGCGGTTTCAACTGCTTTAGCTTGGTTTTCGGTCAATTCTATTGTGACCGCATTAAACTGTTCGCGCAGTTTGTTTACCTCTGCGCTGCCGTTTTGCAATGTGTTGATCAGGTTGACACCAGACCGGCCAAACAAATCAAACGCAACCCGCACGCGGTCAGCGGGGCTTTCTATTTGTTTCAATCTGTCAGCGGTCAGATTAAGCAATTCATTTGTCGGTCGCAGATTACCGGCGGCATCAGTCACACTAATGCCTAACGCCTCAAACGACCGCAGACCAGTGCCGATGCCGGTACTAGCCTCAGATATAGATCGGTTGAAGCGTGTCAGACCTTTTTCAAGCTCTTCGGCTGACGCACCCGTTTGGCTGGCGGCAAATTGTAACGATTGCAGTTCATTGACGGTCAGACCTAAACGGCTTGACGCTTTGGCCAGATCGTCTATTTGACCGGCCATAATCTTCAAACCCGCGCCGACCCCAAGTGCCACCAGTGCGCCTTGAACGCTCATTATAGATCGTCTGACGCGGCCTAGTCCGGCGGCAACCTTGCCAAATGCAGCGCGGGTTTTGTCAATGGCCGATATGGTAAATCTAAGATTTTGATCGGCCATCTTCCATCACCTTATAATATGCAAACCATTCGTTTAATTCACTAAGCGTCAATTCTTCAATTTCGCTTTGTGTTTTGTGCAAACGATCCGCCAAGGCCATCATATTTAGCCGCAGCGGATCTTGCTTTAGTTTTTTTCAGCGTCCTCAACTGTGTCAACATCGCTAAACATCTTGCCAGCAATGTCACTGATCAGCGTCACGCTCTCTTTCATAAGATACATCTTATCTTCAAGTGTGAATAGACGCTTGCCATCACCATCTTCAGCTTTTGCAATAATCAGATCAACCATACCGTTGATTGTCATATTGTTTAGAAAATCTTTGTGTTTTCTTTGTAGCTTGTCGATGTCTCCGGCGGTGATTGGGCTACAGTAAATGATCAACGCATTGTCATCTTCGCCCCACTCAACAACTTCGATCTGCTTTCGCTGCAACGCACGCCGCGCTGCGATCTGTTCTCCCAAGCCCATTGTTTACCCCTATGATACGGTCGTTTCAGTCAGACCGCCGGTGCCTTGAAAGCTGTATGTAGCGGTCACGATACCGTCAGACGATACACCGATTGAGCGGCTGGTGACAATAGCTGAACCAGTCAGCTTGTGATCGCCAGATGTATTGCCTTCCATCTGCAAGTTCAGTGTGATGCTTGAACCGGCTGTGCAGTTGTTGTGCGCGGTGTCAGTATCATCGAAATAGGTTTCTACTGAACCCGAAAAATCCGTAAATGAGCTTTTGTATGATTTAGCAGTGTCACCCATCGCAGTGTCTTCAATTGTGTCTGCGGTTTCATCGACAGAAAAGCTGATAACTTCAGCCATTGCGTCTGTGCCGATAAGAACGACACCATCGTTGCCTTTAAAAGTTGCCATCGGTTTGTCTCCTTAAGCGGCAGTTTCAACGTCATTTTCAACGGTGCGATATTCGACCGTCACTGTAAACCGACCCACGGCTACCGGCTGTTCACCGTCACCCGCAAAATCAGCTTCAAACGCAGTGATCTGTGCATCTTTAGCCAGACCGCCAAGCGTTATATCAGCGGCAATGGCTTCTTCCATTTCAACCGCAATAGTGTCAAGCGTGTTGTCATAGTTCGACACGCCTTTAACGTATGCCTCAACAGCAACGTCCAACACCCTGTTCACAGAACGTGGCAAGCCGATTGTATCATATTCGCTTGTCTCGCTCTTCGTGTATATGCACAACGCTGGCAGATTTGTTTCCTCAAGCGGAAATATCCGACTGCGAAATATATTGCTGCCCGTTGTTGTCAGCCCCGTCAGCGTCGTCACGATGTCATCGCGTATCTGTTGTCTAACGTGGCTCATTGTTTCTCTAATACCAGTGTGGTCATACCAGTGCCGTCATCTTGCACAATGCGGATGGTGTAGCCCGTGGCGTCAATCGTAATCGTGTCGCCTTCAGCGGCTGTTGATACATCTGCGGTGCGGCAAACAAAGCGTGGCTGCTGTAAGGCAAAACCAACGCCGCCACCAGCATCAACCTCGACAAAATCGTTGTCAAATATGCCATTCACTGTGCCGCCGTCATAAGTAGCAGCAACGCCAAAATCATCGATGCCAACAAATATGGCACGATCATCTGCGCTTTCGACCGCCACTATTCGTCATCCACCGCTGGCGCGACAGTTTCCTGCACCGGCTTTTTGACTGCTTTCGCTTCTTTAAACGGTTTAGCG